AGAAGTTATTGAGGAGTGTGCGAGTTTTCCTGCTGGAGAGCACGATGACTTTGTTGATACAGTAACCCAAGCGTTAAGAAGATTTAGAGAAGGTGGCTTTATAACCCACCCAGAGGATGAAGTTTATGAACCCGAATTCGTACCTAGAAACACAGCTTACTACGGATAGTATGTCACCAACTGAAATTTATAAGGGCATAAAAGATATGTCTGATATGTGGGTTTTAAACGATCCTGACTATGTACCACTAAGTTCTAGCGAAATAAGACAAAGTGTGGCATTATTAATGAGAAGAAAGTTTTTTGTTGTCTCAGGAGAGATGAATGGCTGAACGTCTAGATAAGAAAAACCCTTACAACAATGTTGAAAGAGAGATGACATTAGTTGGAAACCCTATACTCGATCCCGATCCCGTTGATGTGCAACTTGAAGAACCTATTATTGAAGAAGGTATGGAAATTACCGAACTTGAAGATGGGTCCGTGGAACTTGGATCTCAGGAAGTAGAAGTAGCGGACACTTCTTTCATAGCCAATTTAGCCGAGCAACTAGAAGATGACGAAATGGCAGGAATAAGTGCCTACGTTTTAGAAAAAGTTGACGAAGATAAGAGTGCTAGAAGCGAATGGCTAGACACATATAGCCAAGGACTTAATTTATTAGGCTTAAAATACGAAAACAGATCAGAACCTTTTGATGGTGCTACTGGTGTAGTTCATCCAATGTTGAACGAAGCTGTCACACAGTTCCAAAGTCAAGCTTATAAGGAACTTCTTCCAGCGAAAGGTCCAGTACGCACACAAGTTATGGGGACAACAACCCCCGATTTAGAAAAACAAGCCGAGCGTGTCTCTGATTATATGAATTATACACTAATGCATACCATGAAAGAGTATGAAGCTGAGTTTGATCAGATGTTATACTACTTGGGATTAGGTGGTAGTGCATTTAAAAAAATATATATTGACCCACAACTAGGTAGACAAGTTAGTAAGTTCGTTGAAGCTAAAGATATGCTTGTTCCTTTCAATGCAACCGACATAGAATCGGCTGATAGAGTTACACAAATCATTACAATGTCAGAAAACGAGTTGCGGAAGCTACAAGTCAGTGGTTTTTATCGCGATATCGAGGTGGAGTCAGGAAAACCACAAAGAGATGACGTAGATGATACTAAAGAATCAATTACTGGTATATATCCACAAGGTGATTATGAAGAAGTACAGTTATACGAGTGCCATTGTTATTTAGATATTGGTCAATTTGCTGATAAAGACGAAGAAGGCGAAGAAACTGGAATAAAACTACCCTATATTGTTACAGTAACAGCAAATGGGGGCGATGTACTCTCTGTTTACAGAAATTATGACGAACAAGACGCTTTCAAAAAGAAAAAACAATATTTTGTACACTACATGTTTTCTCCTGGACTAGGTTTCTATGGAAATGGACTTATTCATCTCCTTGGAAACCTATCTAGAGCCGCGACTGCTAATTTACGACAGTTAATTGATTCAGGAACATTGGCAAATATGCCATCTGGCTTTAAAGCTAGGGGTTTAAGAATTAAAAACGATGATGAGCCGTTAAGACCTGGAGAATGGCGAGATGTTGACGTAGTTGGTGACCAACTTAAGAACTCTTTCTTTAATTTACCTTACCAAGAGCCTAGTGGAACGTTATTTCAGTTACTTGGTTTTGTTGTCTCAGCCGCTCAAAAGTTTGTCGGCACAACCGATTTGGGAACGGGCAGTACCAATCAAGAAATGCCAGTCGGTACAACTATTGCTTTATTAGAGCGTGGAAGTAGAATAATAAGTGCTGTTCATAAAAGAATATACAATAGTTTAAAACAAGAATTTAGTCTTTTAGCTACTTTAATATCTCAAGAAGGTGGTGCATACCCTTATACAGAAGAAGGTGATAAAGCTAAAGATTTTGATGCTCGTATTGATATAGTTCCAATAGCTAACCCTAATATTTTTAGTATGGCACAGCGTATCAGTCTTGCTCAAGAACAATTAAAGTTAGCAAGTAGTAAACCTGAGATGCACAATCTGTATGAAGCGTATAGAAGAGTGTATATTAGTTTAGGTGTTGATAATATAGAACAGTTATTACCTCCACCACCAGAATCACAACCTATGAACGCAATAATAGAAAACGGAAAAGCAATGTCTGCTTTAGGAGGACAAATGCAATTAAAAGCTTTCCCTGAGCAAAACCATGATGCACATATTTCTACCCATTTAAGTTACATGGGGAGTTTACCTATAAAAAGCAACCCAGCTATGATAAATATATTGCAACAACATATTTTTGAACATATTTCATTAAAGGCACAACAACAATTACAAATGAAAGCTCAGCAACAACCTATGGATGAGATGACAGCACAAGCTGAACTGTCTCAAGTAGAAGCGGAACTTACAAAACAGTATTTTGAAATGGAAGCACAAGTCTTGGGTGGATCGCAGACTGACCCATTAGTAGACTTGAAATCTAAAGAGTTGCAAATAAAAGAACAACAAGTAATGCAAGATGCACAGAACGAACAAGAAAAATTAAAGCTCAATCAAGAAAAGTTACAAGCAAATACTGCTATACAAAAAGATCGTATTGACACAACCGAAGAAATAGCTAATATGAGAGCTGAAAATGCTAGGTTTCTTACAGCACAAAGGACTAAAGGATGAGTGAATTATTCGGATCAGCTAGTGATTATTCCCCCTCAGGAATTGATAGCCTAGCCCAAGCTCAAGATAATTATAATACTTATGGTACGAATACTGCGGATAGCGATGCAGAACAAGCAATACAAAATGTTTTATCTAATGTTGGTGATAGATCCAATGTGCGTAATGCTGTAAATTACAATCCTTTATATGCACAAGCTTTTAATATGAGTAGAGGTCTTCAGCCAGGAAATAGAGTAGAGGGTGTTTACCCTACTTCAGATAATTTTTACAATCCTAATTATATTGATTCAGCTAATGCTTCTAACCTAGCAAGACCTTCATATTTACAACCCCAAGTTCAGGGTGAAAAAGGTATGTACTTTTCTCCCGTTGAAAGATTCGCACAAGAAACTGATTTTAGTAAGTTTGGTTTAATGGGAATTCTTGGTTCTTTACTTGAGGCTGGAAAAGATATTTACGATGACACTTTTAAAGACACCATTTTTAAAAGATATAACTATGACAATGAACAGAAAAACAAAGTTGCACCTCAATCAGGGATAATGGAAAATATGGATCGTGCTGAATCGACAGATGTAATGAGAGCATTAATGGCTGGATATGATAATGCCAATATGAATCCAGTACAAATAGATCCTAATACACGAACAGCTGTGAGTTTAAAAGACGTGCAAAATTTTTTAACAAGTCCTGATGTTGTAGGTAAAGGTTTAGGCTATGCACAACCATATATACAGAGCTTACTGCCAGATGGCGTTAATGTTGATAGTGGTGTAATCTACGACCCAGAAAAGCCAGATGATACATACACCGGAATAAAATTTACAATACCATTTAGTACTGGATAAAGGAGAATAAAATGAGTAGAAAAAAACAATTAGATTCGTTATTAGAAGGTTTAGATCCTGGAAGTGAAAAGTATGAAGAGTTAAAGGCACTTTTAGATGCTGAAAATTTTCAAGCTGGAAACTTAACTGATGATGAAGCCGATATGTTGAAAGACATGAAAATGATGGGAGGTATGGCTGGAAGTAATATGGTTAGACCAACTACTCGTCAAGTTAGAAAATTTGCTAATGGCGGAGCACTCATGGGACAAATGAAAGCTAGAGATAATCGTGCTGATATGGAAGCAGGAGGCATGGTAAGTCGTGGTGGTAGAATGTCAAGACAAGGTGTAAAATTTAGAGGGGTTAAGTGAACCCAGCGTTTTTGTTGATGTGCTATCTAGGTGGTGCAGTTGCAGGAACAATACATTTTGAAAACGTAAATACTTGTAATTATTTTAAAAAAGCTTTGACAGGACAAACGGTATTCATTGGTGAAGAAGAAAAAAGATACTCATGCTACTGTAAATTAGTTAAGATCGATAAAGATAAAGTAGAGGTGTTTTAAATGTTAACAGCACTAATAGGTCCAGTCAGTAACTTACTTGGTAAGTTCATAGAAGATAAAGACATGAAGAACAAGTTGGCACATGAGGTGGCGACTATGGCGGAAAGCCATGCTCAGGAATTAGCTAAAGGGCAGTTAGCTATAAATCAAACTGAAGCAAAGCATAGATCTATATTTGTGGCGGGATTGAGACCCTTTATCGGTTGGACATGCGGAATTGCTCTTTGTTGGCATTTTGTCTTAGCACCAGTTACTATGTTTATATGTGCTTATTTAGATGTTATTATACCAGAATTACCAACTTTTGATATGGGTAGTTTAATGACAGTCCTAATGGGGATGCTCGGATTGGGCGGTCTTCGTA